TTAGTTTGTGTCGGGCTCGCTAATTGACTGTCGTCAAGCGTGTCCTCAAGCCCAGCAAAGAGCGGTAAATCACGCACAGCCTTCGTGTATTGTTCCATATAATCGGACATGACATAAATTGTTGTTGATAATTCTCCAATGATATCCTGCGTGTTACGCAAAGCTTCTATAAAATCCGCATCTTGCGAATCAATCCAAGTCTGCTCCGTCAGTTTCTTCGATATCGTCTCGAACGATACTTTCACCTTCATCACGTTGTTGCTCATTGACTTGCTCCTCTGTGTAATCTCTTTCCCTGCGTGGTCGTTTACCACCCAAGAAGTTTATCAGGTTATTCATAGCGCGGTTCACGCGCATACGCGCAGCGTCCTGACTGATAGATAATTCCTTTGCTACTACCGCTATGTCAAAGTTGTCTGCGAAACGTAAGTAAATCAGGTTGTATTGTTCTTCAGGTAATTTCTCTAGTGCGTGCTGGATATCTGCCATCATAGCAAACCAATTACCACCCTCAGCAGCAACCTTCTTCGTGCTACTGAAGCCTAAATCTACGAGTGATGGTGCTACTAAATCTCCGCGCATTACCGCTGGAAGTAGTAGTTCTACCACCTCTCGATCGTAGTAGTATAAGTCATCAACCTTGTACCCGACCGCGTTAGCCTTCTCTTTCTGACAGTAATCCTTAGCAGCATTACGCAACGAGCGCGCTATGAGCTTCGTTGATTGCTTGCCGTCAAGTGCTTCCCACACCTTCACCTTGTTAGGGTGTTCCAAGAACCATACCCAAAGTTCCTGCCTTATATCTTCGACAGGAACCATGTAGAACTTACGAGAAAACTCATACGCAATAGAAGCAACAAGATTCTCATAATGTTCTGTTATTACCACGCGTACACTTCTCCCTCTACGCAAAAGGAACGACCAATAATTGGAACATTCACGGGTGTTACGTTCGATCGACGAACATACAATACCGTGAATCCTTGTTGCCAGTTAGCAGCACCTGTTGATAGGTAATCTGCTTTATTTAGATCCATTAAGTGACCTACTTCGACTCCGAAAAGTCTATTGGAGATTCGACCATTGTAACCGACGTGATAATGTTGGATTCCTTGGCGATGAGTGTGTCCACATACGACAGATAGTCCGATACGTCTTGCAAGGTTAAGCGCAGTTCCTCCCGCAGTTTGTAAAAGACTTCCCTCATCTCCGTGGGCAAGAGCCCATCCGGGCGCAAATTGCCAGATTTTATTGTGATAGGTAATATCAAGTTCATCGTATCGGAGCAACGCTTCATACTCCAATTCGCGCAATCCTGCAAGTGCTGGAGCGTACTTGTCGATGTAGTTTCCGATTCTATCTCCATGATTACTCCTCATCACATGAAAAGGTTTATCACCTAATGCATTCTTGAAACCTTCCATAATATTAGATGTCTTATCAAGACCTGCCTGTAAAGTCTTTGAGTATTCTGCTGCTCGTCCCTTGTTCCATCGTGATGGTTCAGGGCTATCAGCCTCATCACCTACGCAGTATACTTCATCAGGCTCGAAGTCCTCAATGAATTCTTGAAGCGTAGTGATGGCCCTGCCATCGTGACTAGGTGCTTGAATATCAGAAAGAACTACTATTTTCTTCAGTTTCATCGCTTACCTTTTTTCTTTGTAGGGGGTTTTTTCTTTGCTCTACGCTTGTTTTCTTTAGCGACATTATCACTCTTACGTACTGCCCGAAGATTCGACGGGCGATCATCTCCACTACGTCCACCATTGTTTTTATGATCCACTTCTATATTTCGTGGTAGTGTTTTTCCTGTTCGCTTTTCGTATTCAACTCTTGCTTTGTTACTTGAAGTAGTAACAACAGTTCCATCTTTTTTCTTACGCTTGAACACATAGATCTTCCTACCACCGTTTTGTTTACTACCTTTGTATGGTCCGAATATCTTCATTCTTGGGGCCACTTTCCTCTCAGTACCATCATCGATATGATGGAATAGTTTGCTAAGTCCTTGAAAGAATCCTCAAGAGATTCATTCTCAGGACTACTGCCCGAATCTATTAGATGGTTGATACGAGCAATCTTGTCGTGCATACGAACGCGGAGCCCATTAAGAGCTCCGCCCGGTGAGTGAGAAATATTCTTTGGTCCGTAGTCCTTGTGCTTCTTGAGTAGAAGGGAAGCCAACTCATCAGCAATATCTAGAACATCAAATTCAAAGTTATCTGTGTCATCTAATAACTTGTACGCTTTCTCAGTAAGAGTCCACACTTCAGCACTACTTGTCATGCTTTTTACCTTCCTCTATAAGCATCTTCTCTAAACCATTGTAAACTTCGTGCATCTCTGTGTGTACAAGTACTTCCTCCATGAAATCAGCAAGTAATCCCTCTCCTGCGTTCATAAAGACTAGAGCAGTGCTCTGCACGCATTCGTATGCATCTTGGTACTTGTTTTCCATAATCAAGTTATTGAGTGTTGATAGAAACTGAAACACATCAAATGTGTAGTTACGAGTCAGACGTACGCCCCACTCGTATTGAACGTCGTTATGCCCAAGGAAGTCAAAGATATCTCTAAACTGGTCACCACAGTTACATTCATATCGACCATCATGGTCAGGAATTAATGGCTTATCCACGTACGCTCGCTATCTTATTCTTAAAGAAATCAGGACCTTCCTGACGATACATTGAATTTACATCTTCTCCTTCAGGCATCTGAATCACAGTCAAACCTGAGAGTTCTCTTGCGAGAGACTTTGCGAACTCGTGTCCTGCGTTGTCTCCATCGGCAAATAAGAACACATTGTCAAAGTCAGCCAAGAGCCTAGTGTAATGCTTCTTCCAATTGTTAACACCTGGAACACCCACGGCAGGTAGGTTGCAGACAACATCGAGCGTGATGGTGTCAATCTCACCTTCAGCAATACAAATGTATGAGCCCGCTCTGAAAAAAGCTCCGACATTATAGAGGCGAGTTGTTGCCCCACTAAGCCCCATGTACCTTGGCTCTTCATCTCCGAGCGCTCTAAAACGCAAGTCGACCACACCCGACCTAGTGAGGTACGGAATAGAGAGACGTCCTGAGTAAGCTTCATGACCCGTTAACGGATCTAACACGACGCCCAAGCGAGCCTGACGTGCTTGCTCTAGAGAGATTCCCCGTTCTGCGAGGTATTCCTCCGCTTCGTGTATTGCGCTGTGGTAATACTTTGCCGCTCGCGTTAAGGATTCTCTCTGCGATGCTGAGTGCTTCACGAAACTGTACCCCTTCCTTGTTCATGATGAGTGAAAACCCATCTCCTTTTACTTGGCATGCGAAGCAACAGAATACACCTTCATCTGTATTCGCGCTAGCCGAATTATGTGTGTCATCGTGGAACGGACACTTCATAGAAAACCAACCACGACGTGTTGGTACACGAGCACCATAGTGCTCTAAAATCGCTGATATATCAGGCTTTTCCACTATCTATTGCCTTTCGTAAGAGTTCTATCCATACTGATACAGGCATTGTAGCATACCAGTCAGCAGGGTTGCCTTTGCCCTTACGTTTGTGAATCACAGCACCAGTCCAAGCTTTAGCATTAACTGTTTCAACTTCTAGTTCTGCTAACCATCCAGCAAGATCTAATTTGGCATGGTTCTTAACTTCGATGCAGACACCATTGATGCCTGAGATATCTCCCTTATCAAGAGTAGCCCCCGCAAGCCTTCTTTCAGCATACGGGAACCACTCTTGCAGGTATTTAACTAAGTCACGTTCTGCTTGAGAACCCTTAATCTTTGACCTGCTTGACATTTAGTACCAACCATTCCTTTGCCAAAAAGCCCAGGCACGCTCAGGCGTACCATAGCGGTGAACGATGTACTTCAGTCCTTTATTCACTTGATATTCAATTGTAGAGTTACGTGGTGTATTAAGTACCTGCGCTATTCCATACGCAGATGAGCGAGGATTCTTAGCCTTGTAGTTCCAGGCAGATTCCTTGCCCCATAGTTTTGCGAGTGCAGACCATTGACGATCTCCATTTTTGAACATTTCATTCACCCGATAACGAGCGAATATCTTTGCTTTAGTCTTGTGATCGATCGGTTGGATTGCGAACAGTTGCTTGCACCCAACCTCTTGGTGTGTCGATTTCACTAACCAAGCACCCACAGCGTGGGGCAAGGTAGCCACAAAAAGTGCAATCGCGGATAGCATTGATACTGTTGTTAGTTTCATCTTTCCTCCGTTGGAGCGGTTGCTTGTGTTCCACAGTCAGCACACTCCATATCTAAGAAATACATCCCTATCGTACCATCCTCATCGAATGTTACTTTAAGGTTCCATAAGAAACTACCACACACACATACCGTGGTTGGTTTACCACGTATATCCATCGCCCGAGTGTAGTCAGGACGTAACTCGGTTATGTCTTTCACTTGCTCTGCGTAACTATTTGTATAGGTAGGCAAGTGTTGATGTCAAGCCTACAGGAGATAGCAAGGGCTTTCTTCGCTATCAAAGTAGCAGCTTGAACTGACTTGATCTTCTTTGTATCCACCGAGTGGAGATACCCAAGAGCGAACGAGCCACCAGAGCCAGCAGCATAATAACCTGACTCTGTACATAAGAAGGACATATCATCACCTATAGAAAACAATTTACCATTGAATCCTAATAAATATTGGAATGAAATTTCCTTCTTATCTTCCCCTTCTAAGTCAAAGCCATTAACCTTAAAGGCTTCAAGCATAGAGGGAATAATAGATTTACCCATGAATTGAATCTCATCACCTTGTTTGTAGACAGGTGGATTCCAGTTGTAAGTCAAGATATCTCCCGGACGAGCATCGCCTGAGATACCTAAAATATATTTACCAATGCGTATAATCTTGGGTGTCTTGGGAGAGATGATGCGCTGGTTATCTTCGGTTATTTGCGAATCGGCTGCCATGACTATAAAGTCTTTGCCTTGTATTCCGACTATTGTTGTCACCAGCGCACTCCCTATACTCTCTCTACGTCCGATACGTTCATTACTTCAGGATTGAATTGGAGCCAAAACGCATCTTCCCCTGAAGCGTTTGCCTTACCGTAACGATTCTTTACAGAGGCGACTGCCAAAAATCCTGGAGCATTTGAACCCACAGTCAGAATTAATGCTGGTAACTGAGCAACCATTCCCTGCAGCGCAGAGCGTGGTTGGCACGGATTTCCAGGATATGACTCTTTCGTGTGGTGTAGTACTAGCACCGCAGCATTGGTGTCACGGGCTAGATATTTGAGTTCCTTAATGGTAGAACGCATGCCAGCGAATTCTTCTCCTGAATCGTTAGCAACATCCATTAAGTTATCGACAACGATGAGTGTAGGAGAGCATCCCCATAACTCCTCGAATGCCAATACTTCATTATCTAAATCAGCCAAAGTCGGGGCTGACTCAAAGGACCAAAAGATATGTCCTGATTGTTCGTTAATAATCTTTCGTGAGTTATCTACATCTTCAATTAACATCTGCTCTGCTTCTGTTTGGTTACGTCCAGTAATCATAGACAACAGTCGCATAGCCATCGTGTGAGCATTAGTATCCGCGCTAACGTATAGCGTTGGGACTTTTGATCTCAACGCTATCGCTAGTGCAAGTGTTGATTTGCCAACACCAGGAGTGCCAGCAATCATGGAGACTTCTGCTCGGCGTATTACAACCTTGTTGGTATCAAAGGTACGGAAAACCGTAGGTAACGGCTCACCGCCAATGTCTTTGCTACCAACAGCACGAGCAAGAGTTCTCATAGTTTAGAACGAACTCCATTCAGGATCGTTACGGCGGATCCATTGTGGTTCGCATTGATCAGGTGTTCCCTTAGGTGAAGGACACATGTATGCCTTCCAAGGGCCTTTAGCTCCTGCACCTGTGCGAGTTTGCATTGGACCATGTTTACATGCTCTACCAACAGGTGCGGTAGATGGTGTAAAGGTTTGTGTTGGAGCAGGTGTTACGCCTAGTGGTGCTAGGTTTGCAACTGCTTGTGCGATATTGGTAGGCGCACCAACGAGTGAACTAGCCATAGTGGTGAGCAGTCCATCTGCATCCACGCTGCCTAGCGCTGAGTCAAGGTTAGCCTTGAATTCAGCAAAATTATCTCCGCCAATAACGAAGATACGACCATCAGGAAGTTTGCTACTTACCTGATATTTCGATACGGTCATTTGCTTTCCTTTCTTGTTAGGTTACCGTTAAGCCATTTACAGTGAGAGATTAATCCACATCTGCCACAACTATTCAGGTTGGGCAAGAATATGTCAGCCTTACGTGCTTTGTCAAAACCATTAAACATATCCTCAATACGTTCAGGAGATAGGTGGTCGATATTCCACAAGGATATGTGACCGGTACGTGCATCCCAAAAACCAGCCTTATCGACTGATATACCTTGCTTATCTAATGCCCAAGCATAGACAGCAAGTTGAAGGGGGTGTCTTTGGGATGACGCACCAGTTTTGATATCGACGAGCACACGATTCCCGTCGAAATCAGTCAGTACGCGATCGATGGCTAACTTGACCAGAGTATCGCCAACAGGTATCTCGTACTGTTTCTCGATAAAATCTTCGTATACAGACCAGCCTTTATCAGGGTACATAAAGTCTGTCCAACGCTCCAACATCCATCTACCTTCGCCATACCACCAAGAGATATCTTCTCTACTGCGGTATTCCCAAGTATTCATGTCACCATGAAGCGCTTCATCTTCTTTAATCTGTTGGAACCATACTTCATTCCACAGTTCATCTAAGTTATTAGTTGTGCCTACTTCGAATTTGTCCCACAGTTCTGTGGCTTTATGTACAGCAGAACCACCTGTGAACCATACTGCATGTTTCTCAGGAACTTGCTCTACTTTAGTTAGATAGTATTTCCAACCACATTCCTGCCAAGTATTGAAGGAGGAATAGGATATATGTTTAGGTAATTGTTTGCTCATTCCCAAAGACTATCCCAGTAAGGACAGTCTTCGCAAGTTGAATCACAGTAATCGCATTCGTCTAGCTCTTCCCAGCCCAGCCAGTCCCCTTGAAGTGGATCGGATTGGCCGAAAATACTTTGAATAAAACGTTGCCACAATGAACGCATTTTATCTCCTGAACATTCTCAAACGGAAGGGTTAATTCTTGGACGGTATCACAAGTCCTACATTCGTAATCGTACGTTGGCAATTTCTCTCCTATATGCCTGAACCCCAGATTCTAAGAAATGCCCCCCCTACCCCCCATAAAAATTATGGTGAGTCAGGGAGGCTAGGTTAGGCTATGCCGTCACCCCGTCATCTGAAGTTTCTGCCCCACGGTTTCCCGCAGGGGAAATATATCACAAGATTATGGTTATGCAAATGCAAAAAGACCCCCCTTCCTAAGGTGATTACCTCAGGTTGGGGGGTTTAGTGTCTTAAAACAGCCTTAGAAGGCGTTTAAGGAGTGTTATAGGGCTTTAGTTAGAGCTACGACCGAACTCTGTGGCGGATGGATCAAGCCACTTTAGCACTGGGCCTAGGAAACCTGCTAGGGCTGCTGTTGCTAGCACCTTCAGGTTAGTTTCTCCAGCAAGGTATAGTGCGACTGCAGCGGATGCTGCGGCGCGGAACCAAGTAAGAGATACTTGTTTGAATTGCTCCATTAGATTGCCTTTCGTTTGATATGTACAGGGCAGCAGTTACACACTGCTACTGGTACAGAGAGTACCACTTTTTTCTTAGGTTGGGGGGCGAAACTAGCCAAGACTTGATTCAGGACTTTAGGCTGGTTTACCCACCAGAACCAAGGACTAGTGTCATTAGCCTTATCAGCGTTGATAGAAATATGGAGATGCTTAGTGTGAGGGTTACTGCCACTATAAGGGCGATTGCCAGACTTAGCCTTATCACGGGACCAGATTTTTTTATTAAATATAAGATAAGAGACTCGTTCGTCCTCTTTAAGTTTTTCAAAAATAACGGCACAGTCAACCCCTCTATCAGGGTTATGGGTTAAATCAACCGCGAGACCAGTATTGTGGTCCGAATTCGGGTTCAAGCGTTGATGGGCTAACGACGGCAATAACCCGTCTGACAGTTTCTTTCGTTTCGGCCACAATGCTGTCGCTTGCCTCAGAACAGCAATAGCAGCAGGACTTGCTGATTTCACAACAGGTTTCATTGTCCCTCATTTCTTTAATACTTCCTTGACTAAATCAGTTAATAGGTCAACTTTATCTTCTAATAAATTAACTTTATCTTTAAGACTAGAACCTCCATTAGGACGCAGTTCATAGAGATAATGTTTAACAAGCCAGCGAACGATTCCTGCAAAAGATGCTGATATAGAGATTATGGCTACAATTAACGCAGCCCAATCCACGGCGCTCACTATAAGACCGTTCTAACTGTGATGGATAGCAACCCTCCAAAACCGTCAAAACGTTTTGAAGGAGGGGTTACACGGGTGAAATTGATACGTTCAATCAAGGCTTGTACTCGCTCTCCTGTAGTGAAGTCCTGGACATTGATTATGTCGCCAGCTGCTTCGATATCTTCTAGTGTTTGAATACGCTCCCACGCACGGCCTTCATAACCAGTCAGCACATTGTAACGATCGGTTTCCACGTCGTAGCACCACACAGGGAATTGAATCAAGCGTTGGCGCTTAGTTGCTGGAAGAGCTTTAGATTGGTAGCCCTTAAATATAGGACCCAAACTGGTATTGCTTGCGCTACGTGAGAGCGTAAACTTATAGGAGATAAACTCTTGTGGACCTACAGGGCTGCCTGTAGCAGCCTCAGGAGTGCCTACAGAGGAGTTGTAAGTGATGACTGTAAATAGATTATTAGATGAATCTATAGTCTGGATATCAATAGCACCATTAGTTACATCAGCACGCCCACGAAGGAACTTGTAATTCTTAGGTTCAAGAGTTCCATACCGGATAGCACCTGTTTGTAGGTATCCAGTAGAGCGGAGAGTAGATGCTGACTCAAAATAGATTGCTCCATCAGTGCTATTGTATGCTGTACAGAAAGCCAGACGATTAGTTGTACCGATAAAGCTAACAGCAGTAGTTCTGTGAACCGCAGCTTGAGTAGTTTGCAAATCGTTTGCATAAGCAAAACGCAAAGTCTCACCCTCGATAGTTTGGCCAAGGTCGATACGGATTAGACCAGCGTCAGTAGCTCCAATACCTGTTGTAGCCCATACGAATCTGTCACGAGCAGTAATGTCATAAACTGGCTGTGATGTTTCTACAATCAAAGGTCCATAGCTCACAGAACCATCTTGATCGTTTACAGCAGCCACGCGAACACCACGGTTGGTTCCAATAACCATGTAGCCTAGGTAATAGAAAATCTTATGTACAATCTCTCCAGGAGGTAACTCAGCAGCTACAGAAGCCTGCGTAAGGGTAGGCATAGCACCGCTAGTATTTAGGGTGTACTTCTGGATAGTTGAGTAGATACCTGAGTGGCCAGCTGTGTAGATAGCAGGACCAGACGCAGTAATACTTGTATACACATAGTTAGTGTTAGGATTGGTGTATACAGGGCTTGGCAAGGTTGTAGCTACAGGTGAAATCTCATATACAGCATTGTTAATACAAGCTACAATACGGTCCTTTACGAACTCCATCTCAGCAGCTGTGACTGTAACGCTTGGGTTTGTAAGCATTGGAGTTGATGGCAATCCAGCCCCATCAGATAATAACTTTTTGTTAAGTTCTAGCTTGCCAGAAGCAATATCGTTTGTGACCCAGTAGGCATACTTACCATCATCACATACAGCATATACAGGATCATCTAGACCAGCATTGTAGTCAACCCAGTGAACTACGTTTCCACTAGAGTCAATACGGTCAATGTCAAAGCCATCATGGAATAACACGCCATCATAGGTAGTACCACCGCTAGTCCATTGAACTGAGCGGATATGTTGTTCTGCTTTTACTCCAATAACTGTAGTAGATTCGTGAATATTAGTTGTCTCTTTTAGAAGAGTTACCTGACCTTTGGTCCAGACATTTACACCTTGGCTATCAAAGAATCTGTAGCCTGTAGACTCACCTGAAGATGGGTCAAAGAACTTAATTCCGGAGCCACCATGGAAAGAAGACTGGCTACGGATCCACCAACCTGTAAGAGACTGCTCGCCAGGTTCACGAGAGTTATCAAACTGATCCTTACGATAAGGAGCAGTCTCTCTTTGGTATGGGTTAGAATCAGTAGGAGCCATGATGAATGGCACACCACCAATGGCTACATCGTAGTCCTCAGCGTTATTGGTCCATAGACCAGAAGATGCTGGATTACCGACATTAAGGGGAATATTCTCGGTAATATCAGGGGTAAACGTCACCTTAGCTCCTTAAAGTTAAGAAAGTAGTAGCTTTGCTTCTTCTTCAGTAATGCCTAATTTGTCAAGAAGTGCAATTCTTTGATTCTTTTTTTCTTCAATAGATTCTTTTAATTCATTGTAAAAGGCTTCATCTGCAAGAACTTGTTCAAATTCTTCATCTGTCATTTCCCTTGTTACAATGCTTCCATTGTTATTAATCGTTATTAAAGGTTTCATTTATTTCACCCCATAAACATAAAGTGTTCCTGCGTTGTAAGACTTACCACCTGAATCATTTGCAAATGAAACTGTTGTCAATGCGCTTCCTGTATAAGCAACAACATATCCTGAAATCATGTTGGCTGGTGTGCCCAGTCCTTCCGTTCCTGTCTGAACTACATGGATTAGTTTGTGCCCTGTAGTAGTGTAAGGATTATGTATTTCCATCCATGCACTACCAAAAGAACCTTGATTCATATTGCTGACATATGGAAATGCAATTTTTGTTGCAGCAGCATCACCATAAACAGTATCAGAAGCATGTGTGTAAGCACCTGAACCTGTGATTCTGTAGTTAGTCCCTGAATCATTATTAAATCTGCATGTGTGATAACCATTTCCACCACCCATTGACCAATTGTCAAGATGTAAAATTAATTTTTTATATCCAAGTGCAGATGAAGGAAGCGTTACTGTGACAGTATTTCCTGAAAATGCTGTTGTGCTTTCTAATGTTATTGAACCACCACCACCTGCAGGGGCAGCCCAACTTGGAATTCCACCTGAAACAGTAAGAACATTTCCTGTGCTACCAATACCTAGTCTTGCAGGTGTGTTAGCACTAGACGCATAAATGATGTCGCCTGTAGTGGTTGTAAGTGTCTTGGCTATGTAATCAGAGTTATGGTTATGGCTTGTTCCAGACTTACCGTCTATCTGAGTTTGGATAGCTGAACTTACCCCGTCCAAATAACCAATTTCGGTAGCACTCACCGTGGACGGGGCTGGTGCGGCGCTTGCTAGATCTCTTGCTTTTGTCATTGGTTTCCTTTACTTAGTTAAGAGCTGCAATCTCGTCTGCGGTTAGACCGAGTGCTGCTAGTTTGGCTTGTGCTGATGCCTTAGCATCTGCCTTAGCCTGTGCTGCTGCTTCCTCTGCTGCCTTGATTTCTGCAAAGGCTGCTGCATCTGCCTCACGCTGAGCAATCTCTTCGGCTGTTAGTTCTACCTCAGTAGTTACTCCAGTTGAGCAGTCTACGATTAGTTTATGGGTCATTATTTTCCTTTCGTTATGAGTTCTTGATTCCGTATAGTGTGGCGGTTGAGTATTGAACAAGGCTGAATCCATCAGCCGATATAGTAATAGAAGTAATTGCGGCAGAGTTAGACCATAATCCTGCGTGTAATCCATTTGTTGCTGCGGTTGCATTATTTTCTAGCACAAAATCCGCTGAGGTACTTTTATAGTTAGAGCCAGCATAATTAGGAATATACAATTCAAAATTGTTAAAAGTATTGGATGTGGAATTGGCGGCATTTGTGTATAAATAACCCAAATCGCTAGAGGCTCGGTTAATTGATGATGCGGAAGAACCATTCCCATAAAGCAAGCGCTCAGAGTAACCTGTGCTTGATGAGTTAAATGTAATTGGCATATTGCGGTCAAGGGCAGAAACCGAATTTCTTACCGAAACTTTTAACAAAAGGTCTGTATAAGTTGCAGGGATTGAAGTAAAGTTTATTGTTGCAGCCCCGCCGCTTCCCACCTCAACGGTGGCTATTGCTTTATAAGTGGTTGCCATTATGCCGCCTTTATTCCGTAGAGGGTGAAGGTTGTTCCAGTTGCATAAGATGATGAACTAAGAGAAAAATCTATTGAAGTTATAGCAGCAGGTGTTGCTCTCCATATACCAACAATCGCTTCCGTTGCTTGCGCTGCACGGTTAGCGCGAATTAAAGCAGTCTTGTAAGTTGTCGTGTTAGAATAGTTTTGAATACTTATGTTAAACTGAGTTGCAGGGGAACTATTAAGAAAGTTAAAATAGTTACAAATTATAGATGTTGAATTTGTTCTACGAGCGGATGAAGCAGCGCTTCCATCTCCCGTAAGAATAGTTGCACTATAGTTAGAACCGCTATCAGAATTAAAACGCATAAGAACATCTGAGTTACCAATTAAGTTTGTCGCATTGGCTATTACTATAACTAAATCAGTATAAGCACCGCTAATGGAAGTAAATGAAACTGTCGCTGTGCTAGTAGAAAGCGTAGTCGTTGCTATTGCCTCATAGGTCGCTGGCATCAGATGACCACCTTTCGGTTCATACAAGTAGCACAACCAAAACGTCTACTGTTTTTAGAGTTGTAGGTATAGATATTATTTTCCAACTCGTGTCCTCTCTTGCAGTGTGTTTTATGTTCTAAGACTCTTACTGAGCGATAACTATTTTCTGCGCTAGTAACAAGTTGTAAATGTTCTGGATTTACACAACGGCGATGTAGGCAAGTGTTACCACCTTTGCATTCTTTTGGATCGTGGCATATATGGTCTATAACCATTCCTTCTGGAATATCGCCTTTGTAATACATCCAAGATAGACGGTGAATTAGCGTTGACTTAGAGACGGGCCAGCCATATTTGGTTTGTGCAAAACCTTTTGCAGTAGGTGTGGTTGGGTGCCACCAGCAACCATTTGGCTGCACTTCAAAGCGATTAACAATTCTTTCAAGTTGTGTAATTGCCATTGGCTATGCCCCCTTTATTCCGTAAAGCGCTGCGTGGGAATACTGCACAAAATCACCAAGTGTTGATGACTGGACTCTAATTGATGTAATTGCTGAAGTGCTTTGCCATAACCCACTATTAAGAATAACTTGTCCTGATCCATTCAAATCGTATCCTGCTAAATTTCTAGCAGTTTTATATTTTGAGGTATTGGCATAATCTAAAATATCAATAATTCCAGCGGCAAACATACTCGCTCCTGCTGCTGCGCCCGTTGCCGCTCTAAATACCATTCCTGTATTTCCTGCTGAAGAATCTTCTGCGTAAGCCGCAGCAGATGAACCATCTCCAAGAATATAATGTCGTGGGTAAGAAGCGGTGTCGCTATTAAATATAAGCGACACTCCATCGGCAGTTGCACCAGAACGAGAAGAACGCAGTAACCATCGTAATTGTAAATGTTTGTAAGTGCTAGGAATTGAAGTAAAATCAATATAATCAACTGCTGTTGCGCCAACAGTTACAGTAGCGATGGATTCAAAGTCGCCAGGTAATTCATAAGCAGTATTACCTGCCAGCATACTCCCATAGGTAGTCCTGCCAGTAATACTACTGGCAGATAATTTATATACAGGTGTCACTATGCAATCTCCACTCCAGAGATGTGGAAGTTAATTGTTGTCGCGCTTGCTCCACCCGTGATTGTCTGCGTTGCGGTGAGGACCTGCTTGAGGTCAATAACTGTCGAATCGTATGAACCTACTGTAACAGTAGTTGCAATATTTGTACCGCCAAGACCTATTGTAAATGTTCCAGCTGAACCAGCAGTATTTGTAACTACTATGCTTGTAACTACTGTGGTAGTAGCTGCAGGAACTGTATATAGGGTTGTTCCTACTGTTGTTGTTGCTGCTCCTCGGAACAGCGCTTTAGTTGTTGTGGCCATTATCTCCCTTTCTTAGAGTGCGCCCATTAATAAAAGTGTTAATTCGTCTGCAACGCTTCCAGGACCAGTTAATACTACATCTGTTAGACCGCTAATTGTTGTTACTGTTGCTCCAGAATTTATTACTGTAGAACCAAGTGTTGGTGCTGAGTAACCAGAAACGTTTGACCAAGTAAGTCCAGTAGCAGTGCTTGAGTCAGCCTGTAGGTACTGTCCGTTAGTTCCAACTGTTAATTTACCTACAGTATCTGCTGCAGTTCCTACGATAAGGTCGCCCTTAGCGTCTATAACTGTGTTAGGAATTGCTGTGGCAAGATCAAATGCTGTGAAGGTGATTACCTCGAGCACATCGTTGACAGCAAGTGCTGCTAAGGATGTAATACTTGTTCCATTGGTTGCCGTGTAGTCAGAACCACGAACTAGGAGTACACCGTTTAGGTATACCTGTTCTTTGCCTGCTAAGTAAGATAGAGTTAATCCGCCAGCATCAGTTCCTGATACAGAGGTTTCTCCACCTGTTGCTACGAACTTGTAGCGATAGATAGCAGCAGTTGAAGAGATAGATCCCCATGCAGAAAGTCCTGTATCCCATGCATACATGGCATTATCTACTGAGTTCCAGTAAATAGCTCCTTCAAGAATCGCATTTCCATCGTTATCTAATGTTGGAGGAGTTGACTTTGCACCTAGGTATCTATCATCAAAGTTATCATAGGCTGTCTCAGCAGCAGCAGCGCTTGCTGCAGCAGCAGTAGCGCTACCAGCAACAGCATCAACATATTGCTTTGTAGCAGCCTGTAGATTTGCTGAAGGGTCTGCGTGAAGAGTCAGAGCACCAGTCATTGTGGAGCCTGACTTAAAGACTACGGCATCGTAGAATGTACCACCAGCCTGAATTTCATCAGCAATCTCTTTAAGAGTATCAAGAGTTCCAGGAGCACCATTGATTAGATTGGTAATCTCTGTATCAATGTAACCCTTAGTTGCTGCGTCACCTGAATCTGTTGGAGTGCCAAGGCTTGTAATCTTCTGGCTGTTCATTGAGAACGAAGAAGTTGGCGCAGCCAAGTCTGTTACTTTAGATGTGCGTACCTGTGTATCAAAGTCAGAGATAGTGCTGGCTGTCTGAGTGCCAGTATGGTTAGCACGGGCTAGTGGGTCAGTTGCTAACTTGCTAAGAGCAATAGCAGCCGAAGCGTTAATGTCATCATTTACGATAGTTCCATCTACAATGTCAGAGGATGTAATAGAACTGTTAAGGCTTAGTTTGCTGTAAGCAATACCTGCTGATGCGTTGATATCTGCGTTTACAATCGCACCAGTACCGATGCTGGTTGTTAGGCTTACGTTGCCTGTGCCATCAAAGGATACGGCGCTAGCCTCTACATCTCCTGTAAGTTGGAAGTCTCTAGCAGTTTGTAGGGCTGTGGCTGTAGCAGCATTACCTGTGGTAGAACCAGAGGATCCAGTCACGTTACCAGTCACGTTACCTGTGACATTACCAGTTAGATTTGCCGTAACCGTATTTGCTGAGAAGTTACCTGAAGCATCTCTAGCTACGATCGCAGAGTTTGTGTTGGTTGATGTTGCTGTTGTGGCAGAGTTAGCTACCTTGCCAACTGTTGAGATAGTAGCAAGCTTGGTATCTGTAATAGCAGCTGAGGCGTTTATATCCGCATTAGTGATAGCTCCATCAGCGATCTTAGCTGAGGTAACAGCGCTATCTGCAATCATTGCGGTAGATACTGTTCCAGTATCGGTAGTCTTTACTACGTTAGCAATAGTCAACCCGTGAGCCGATGTTGTGTTTTCGATATGAGTATTAGCTTCACGGAAGTCACGGCCGATAGCCATGTGACGAACCTTTGCACCAGCAGAGTGAGCAATTGCTGCAGTTCCATCGATGTTACGATTAACTGTTAATGTGTTGCTACCTGGGTTAGAGGGAGCAATTACATCGACAATTTCTTCGAGCGAGGTGTCTGGGTCGATGACAATGGTGAAAGTTTCACCTGCTGCTGGGGTGATGCTACCAAGCAAACCCGCTGCAGAGTTGACAACCATCGTTGTCTGAGAGGAGTTCATCGCTGATGTAAGCGTGGTCTCCTGAGATGTAGAGAGATATTTACGTATTGTCATTAGTACCTCGTGTAGTGGATTCGGACTGGGTATTGGCCACGCAACTTGCCTGCTTCCTCGGCAAGGCGTTGCTGGTAAAGTGCGAGCATAAATCGAGCAGCATTAGAGCCAGAGCCAAATTGAATTTTAGTATCAGCTTGGTCTGCCTCGGCAGAAGTAAATGTAAGACGGCCTGGATCGATAAAGGAGGCTAGACGATAAGAAGCCCCATAAACAATAACATCTTTAGCAGATGAAGGTAATCCAGTTACTGTTTCAAAGACATCATTATTATTAACAAGAATGCTAGGTTCTTTACTGTACGTTACCTGCACAGTCCGACCTGGGGTAATACGGTCATAAACCGAAATAGTTTGACCAGTAGCGTACGTAGCTGAATTAGCCATTTTATCGTGACGCCATTGTTTGACAGGCATCCATTCCCCGGTAGGGCCAGGAGTGTCCCAGGATACCCCTAAAACGTCGTCTATGGCCGATGGGAGGCTGTATGTCGACTGGGTGGCAGTAAGACTAAAGGTTGTTTTATCTACTCCAAAAAGCTGGGGAAAGACCGCTTTGATGCTGTCATTGATAGCCCTCTTGACAGAGAGTCTAGGGAAGGTAGGGGAGATAGTTACCTTTGTGTTAGTGGTGTGGCTGGCAGCAGTTGTGCCTTGATAGCCACGACCGTATGGAGCTGCAGTTGCTGTGCTCGACACGCGGTCATAACTATCCAGCCAGATCATTTCATCGTCGATTTCGACAACACCCTTGCCAATATTGGACACGCTACCTAGGTTTAAGATTAGAGCTGAGGAGTTGATGTCGGCAGTAAGGTGAGTGGTGCGATCTTGTCGCATCGTATAGCCATTAAGATTTAGGAGAACTTCATCTACCAAATTGGCAAGAGTTGATGTCATTAGGACGATATCCTTCTCAGAGCTTCGGGTGCAGCAAGACCATCGGTTCCTGCTAGCACATTACAAATACCTTGGATGTCAAGGAAGGTTTTGGGATCCGTGCGTCCATCTTTACGATTAAGCGCACCTTGGATGCTTTGGCCAGTTGTACCAGCCCATTCATTAGCCGCAAGGTTATCTCCCACAACGTTTAGTGGAGTTCTGTAAGTACCACCATTAGCAAGTCGATTTAGTTCAGCACTAAACGGGGAACCTGTATTTCCGACTGCCATTATCTATACCTCGCTGTCTTTCGAGCAATTGATTTAGGTTGCTTGGAGAACTGTTTACCAGACTTGGTATCACGACGCTTCTTAGCAGAAGTAGCCGCGTACTCTTTCTTGCTTAGAGACTGACGTGCCTTCTTAGGCAAGTAACGCTCTCCAGTTGCTTTAGAACCTTGAGTGCTAGGTTTACCAGATCTGGTTCCCCACTCTTCTTTAGTCCATTTAGATAAAGATTTTTGTTTGCTGGATTTGCTACCTGTGTAGCCACCACCAGCCTTCTTGTATTGTTGTGCTACAAGTTGCGCTTTACGCGCTGACCATTGTCCAGGTCTACCGCCTTTGGAACCAGCAAGAACTCGTCTTTTAATAGAGTCGCGTAGACCTGGTTTGGTGTATGACATTGTTACTTCTTGCCACCTAGTAGTCCAGGGAATAGACCCTTTGGATTCATTGGCTTAGGTGACTTAGATGTGTACTTCTTAGGAGCAGCTTTCTTAACAGCAGCCTTTTTTACAGCAGGCTTGTTAGCATAAGCGGCACGAGCAGCATCTGGAGACTTAGCTGCAGGAGCAGCCTTAGCACGAGCAGCGGCTACGCGCTTAGCACCGTACATACGATTTACACCTTGGATAAACTCAGCACGAGCACCCTTTGGGGTCTTACCTGCAACAGCAAGTGCCTTAGTCATACCCATCTTTTTAATTTTATCGATTGTTGCTTGGCTTACAGGAGTGTAAAGTCTTTCTCCCTTAGCGCCTTTGCCTCCACCTTTTGGAAGTCCTCTTTTTGGCTTGTATGCAGCACGTGCTGCGTCAGCCGTCTTATATGTTTTTGCCATTACCATTTTACCTTATCTGCCCAATATGCGGCACTCATTTTTCCCTTGGATATATTTCTACGATGACGCGCCTTGAAACTTTTGCGTTTCATCTTCATACGTTGTGACTCTCCAGCTTTAGGTTTGCCAGCTGTGCTAGCACCCTGTTCTCCAAAGCGGATTGTTCTTACTTGTTCACCCTGCTTAGCCACAACTACATGAGACTTTTTGGGGTGAGTAGGGGTACGTTTAGGTTTGTTAAAGCCTGAAACTCCTGCTCTTGCGAGCCTAGGATCTCTTTTGCTTGCCATACTCTCCGTACTTTCCTAATACTGCTCTTACGGTTCCGTTCTTATTTAGACGAACCACTTTCCCGTCCTTAATCTGGACAGAGTTAAAACCGTGATGGGTCTTATGTTGTCCAGATGACATTATTTGATTCTGCCTTTTTTGTCGTAGCGACGTCCTTGTAGGATTGCTCCGGCAAGTTGACCAAGGTCTTTCTTATTAGAAGCTGCGGCAGCATTAGCTCTAGCTTTAGCAGCAGGGCGCATTGAAGGTGGTACAGTACGTGCTTCATTCTGTGCTCCAATTGTTTTACGATAACTGCCAGCATATTGACCAACTTCTTTTTTAATATTTCCAACGTATTTGCCTACAGTGCTAGCAGCTTTTTGAATTGGATTATACCCACTGGTATCGTAAAAAGATTTACGCATTGCCATTATTTCTTTTTCGCTTTCTTCTTAACGGCTTTCTTCTTGGCCTTCATCATCATGGCCTTTTCTTCCATCTTCTCAGCCTTTGCATACATCTTGGCTGCCTTCTTACCCTTAGCTGTGTAAGGGAACTTTTTTCCGCTAACCATTGGCATTAAATTAACCCTCCTGTTGAGTCGTCCGCTTTGAACGCCTTTCCTGCTCTGTTACTTACCTCAACTGCCACTTGTATATCTTTCATACGAGTTGATGACGGTTGAATCCCTTGTGCTCTAGCATCTCTATAAGCCTGCAACTCAGCATCCCACTTCTTGGTAGACATACTGGTTCTAGTTGATGCTTCTCCTGCGTTAAGGCTTATGCCTAGGATTTTGCATCCAAAGCAACCTTCTACATCTGTAGGATGTGTACTTCTGTGTAACATATTCCCCCTATACAGTTTCTACTGTGTACCCCGCTGCTTCTAGCGATGCTTTTTCTGCAGATGAAATTTCATAACGGTGACCACCCAAGTAATACAAGTCAGCATTAGCCAAATCTTCAGCATACGGAAAACGTTCTTGACGATAGACATCATTCTCCTTGATTACAGTGATACCACGTTCCAGTTTATATCTGTAGTGCAGTACGTTGTCTCCTGCAGGTCCTTCAGATACTGTTGGTGGTGTGAAGTAGAAAGCCATAGTTCTCCTTTAATGAACTCACCACTAGGCAGGGTTTCCCCTGCCCAGCAGTCAGTTAATTAACTAAACGGTTGGACGAACAGACGATGCTGTTTCGATACGCCATAGAGATTCTGAACGGTAACGGTTCCATCCAAGTACGCCGTACCAGCCGATTGGGCGGAGACGCATTAACTTGTCTGTAACTGGACCGATAACTGTGTGTGGTTCTTCTGCAACTGCTTCTGCAAGAGCCTGTTGACCCATTACGAATGTTGAGAACACACGAACCTGGCTTGCGCCAGCTCCTGAACCAGCCTGTGAGTTTGGTAGGCGTGGTGACTCTACGAAAGCAACGCCTTCGTATGTTCCAAGCTCACCTGCGTAGATGTTTGAGGTATCTACGTACTCGTGTGGCTGACGCCATCCTGCAGTTCCTGTTTCAGCACGAAGATCGTGTGAAACCTCTGGGTGAATGTAGGAAGCGTATAGAGAACCACGGCGTGGCACAACGTTTGCTGCGCGAAGCTTTGCTACTGCGTAGCGGATATCGCGTGACTTGATTGTGTCAGAACCAGTGATGGTTGTGATTGCTGCAGAGGTAGAAAGTGATCCAGCGGATTCGCGGATTACCTGTGATCCACCATTTAGAACATCACGGACAACTGTGTCGAGTGAGTCATTCATGTTGAATGCAACAATGTTTGCAAGAGCTGGCTCTACATCAGCGAGTGAGAAGAGGTCGAGCTTGCGAGTTGAAATGATTGAGTTACCATACTCATTGAGGGTGACTGCGACTGTGCTTGTTGCAGGAATTGCAACAGCATCTGGATCAACAGTTTCTGTCAATGGTGAGGTAGCTACTGCGAGGTCATTGTAAAGTTGGAACAATACAGATGAACCTGCGTGGGATTGCTGTGCAGGCTTCTTGTCAGCTGCAGCACGGAATGACGGAACGGAACGAAGAGCGAACTCTACGAGCTTGTCATACGCCTGAGTAACAAGGTTAGCACCGACAACTGTACCCGCTTGACCTGCTGGCAAAGCAGCAGAGGTATACAAGTTAGGCATTTACCTATCCTTTTTGGTCGAAGTGGCTACGATTGTGAACCGTAGATAAGTTTTAGGATTTCATCTTCAGAGTTAGCATTGTTAATACGAAATGCTATATCTTCAGACTTGTCGGGGGATAAAGCACCACTTGTTACAGCATCTATTTGTCGCAAAGCTGCGACGTCATGCTGACTTACTTCCTGCTCTGGTTTAACTTCAAAGCCAAATACATCGGCATTGTTGTCTAACCAAGCTGCGATAGCTTCTTCCGAAGCATCCAAGTCAGATGGTACAAATGCGGCAACCTTTGGGTTTACGCCACGGGACGAAAATACGTCCTTTAAAATCCGCTCTCTTTGGGACTTGCTGAGTTCACCTAGTGAACTTTCGAGTTCCTTGTTTCTCTTTTGCTCAGACTTCAAAGCCTTACGCAGTTTCTTTACAAGGTCAGTTTCCGATTCGTATGATGGCGTAAAGTCATCATCTTCATCTTCGTCATCCCAGTAGTTATCGCGGTTGTTGCTCATAGCAACTCTCCCTTTCTAGTAGTTGGCGCACGCCTCAATATCTACAGGGGAATAGATATTGGCTCGTACTATCGGTCTAATACACCGCATGGGGCCGATAGATCCATGTCGGGATTCTGTTAGAGTAGGCCTATCGCTGTAGAGCGAAGGGCTGTTGTTCCTATTCCAGACTGTCCTCTAAACGCCTGGATTTCCTGTTCTTTAAGTCTCTTACGACGTTCCGATGCTGTTCCAAGGAACTGCTCGGACTGAAGTTCTTGTTGTACTTTAGCAGCATCAACTGCACCGCCTGTTAGATTACGCTCATAGATACCAGATAACTTCTCAGTAGGTCTGAGTTGTTCTGATATATTCTCGTATCCTTCGCCTGCTAGCTGAGTAATCTGTGCCTCACTATAACCAAGTTGTGTGAGACGAGCAGCTTGCTGTCTAGCAAATTCTGTATCTAGTTTGATACCTGTAGCTTCAGATGCTCTACGGACTGCTTCAGTAGCGAATGCACCAGCAGTACGACGATCTTCAAGAGCTTTAGTACCTACATTTGGGTCTAGGTAAAATGCTGTTAGGTCCGAAGAAGCATCTATGTATTTAAGTTCCATAAGAGCTTTAACATAGAAAGGATCAGCATTGATAGAACGTAGACGAGCAGCATTAGCACGCTCATCAAGTTCGGCAACAGACACATCATTCTGCATGTATTTTGTTATTGAGTCGTCATTTTTGAATGCAGTTTTAGCTGTATCGCTAGTGACATACTTATCAATAACTCTTCTGTAACCTAGAACAAGACCTACAAGTTCACCTGGTTTTTTACGAGTAGTAAGCTTCTCATTGAACTTACCAAAGTCTTTGTAGAATGGTGAATCAACTATTTCTCCAGCCTTAGACTGATATGTAGGTAAATATAAATACTGATCTACTACATTTTCAAGTTCGTTAGGAGTTCCAGCAAATTTACCATCTTTAAGAATAGTTCTAAAATAATTAACGCTATTATCTACAGTAGATTCAGGTAAACCTGCAGCCAGAAGTTTAGCTTTTAAGATTAACCATTGAGTTGCAAATTTATCTACTTCTGGTTCAGGCTCAGGTTCAGGTTCTGGTTCTGGTTCTGAAGCAGGAGGAGGAGTTGATCCACCATCGTCAAAGTTTGGACCACTATCCCCATAAATAGTACCACCATCATCTTTACCGTCACTGTCTTTACCATCACTATCGCCATCTTTACCTTTACCGTCATCGTCTTTACCGTCACCGTCTTTATCATCGACTTTAGGTAGCTCTATTTTCGGTAGCTCTATTTTTGGAGGATTTTTTGTGGGATCGTCGGCATCGTCAGGAATTTCTTGAGGAGTTCCTTTGTCAAGGCCTGAACCAGCAGCAATACCACCAAGAGCAGGAAAGACTCCGTATGGTGGTCTAAGATTAGGTGGAAGATCATCTATCTTTCCAACAATTTTACTTGGTGTCTTAGGTCCATCGCCATCAGCCGCCTTAGCTGTTTTAGTAGGCGTCTTAGACGTCTTAGGAGCTGCAGGCTTAGGTTTTTCAGCAACTTTAGTTGGAGCTTTGGTTGTAGTAGACTTAGGTAGATTGCTAGGACCAGGAGCTTCTTCTGCTTTAGGAGCAGCTTTAGGAGCAGTTTTAGGCGTAGTTGTGATAGGTTTAGGAGCTTCTGCTTTTGCCTCAGTTACTTTAGTTTTTACAGCTTTTTCAACTTGAGCAACAGGACTGTTTTTGGCTGTTGAAGCGCCAAGATCTACAGCTTTGTCAAGATTCTTTTCTACTGTCTTAGCAAGGGTTTCTATCTTCTTGATATCAGAAACAGTAATATTTGGCTTAGCAAGAATCGCATCAATTTTCTTTTCAGCTTCTTTAGCAGCTGTTACTGCTTTGTTAGCTTCTAACGCTTTTGGTAGGTCTTTGACAACTTTAACTACTGTCTCAACAACTTTCTTTTTAGCCATTAATTAGCCTAACTTTCGTTCGATAATATCGCCAATACCACTGAAAGAGTTAAATGCATCAGGACTGGAATCCCAGTCACTGCTTCCACGCATAATCTCGTAGGCTTCTATATCTGAAGCTGCACGATAGTTACCTTTTTCATCTTTGTAATTCATCATCTTTTTAATGAGAGGATTGTTCATATCGTATGTCTTGCGCGTGATAGCAGAAGCAATTTTCATATATTGATCTGCATAATCTTTCAAGTCCTCGCCTCTAGCAAGAATGTCCGCCATGCCAGGATTTAACTTAGCAGCTTGGTTACGAATCCTTTGTTTTTCTTCTGCTAGTTTTTGTTTAAGTATCTCAGGATCTCCTGTGCCAATTAAAGCAAGTGCTTTGTTGGCTAGTATGTTGAACTCAGGTTCAACTAAATTATTGTCCTTGTAGGTATTACGCATTTCATCTATAAATGTCTTGACAGCACCACCAGTTTCTGGGGTTACTTTTACGCCACGTTTCATGAGATAGTTAGCAAGGAAGTTAGTTTGTTCTTCTGCTGTAAAGCCAAGTCCAGAACGAGTGGTTGTAGACTTACCTGTGGTTCCGCCTGTGCTTGTAGTAGAAGTTCCTTGTGCTGTAGTAGTTACGGCTTCTTTCTTAGCACGAGCATTAAATTTGGCCATAAAGCGATCAATTTCAGACTGTGGCGCACCTTCACCATAAGCGGCATAGTATGCTTTAGAAAGCATAGTCTTAGCATCAGACTTATCAATTAGATTAATAGCAGTGGATGCTTCTTTGCTAAACTTAGTCTTAGTTCCGCCTGCTCCACCTTTATCTAGGTTATCTTGAAGTAAGGTTAAATACTCTACACCATTAAGACGTGACTCTACTACAGCCTCACGGAAAGCCTTAGTATCTTCATAACTAAATGTTCCTAGTGGAGTATCTCCCTTGGACATACCAGTAGCACGAAGTAAAGCTTGTAGATAGTTTGCATTATTACCAAACCCGTCATTTCTTAACTGAGAACGAAGTGCATCTAGTTCTCTAGCAGCAAGATTGCTGAATGCTACAGGATCTGCTGTAGCAAGTGTACGAGTGTAGAAACTACCCTCTGCTCTAATACGAGCAGCTAAAGCTGCGGCAGCATTGCTGTTAGCCATAGCACCCATGGAAGAATAGGTTGAAGAGGATATCTGCCTCTCTCGCATCTGGTTGTATGTTTCGTCTGCCACGTTAGTCCTTTGCTTTCATAGTTCCTGCAAATACACGATAAAACATTGGAGCGAATGCTGGATTCTCTAACATTAAACTGTCAGCAAGTTCTTGTAGTTGTGAACGTAACTCGCTTGCATACCAGTGTGAACTGCCTAAATCAGGGTTTGCGGTTACGCGAGTTTCTTTTAGTAGTTCTATTGCTCTAGAATATTGTTCATAGAATTGTGCTGTTTCTTTGTATACAGGAGACATCTGAAATGCTTTATCCTGTAAAGCTTTAGCAACGTTAGCAATACGCTCATTGTCAGTACCAACATTAATAATAGATGCTGGAGCAGCATCACCGAAACGCTTGTTAAGTTTGTTTATTTCACCTGCATACCAGACATCTGAGTATCCCATGGCAGCTTGCATCTCAGAAATCTGAGACTTAACCATCTTGTAAACAAGTTCTTCCGCAGCAGAAGATAGCTCTTCTGTGTTTAAAGGTTCACGACGTCCTGTTTTCTTTTGCCAAGCGTAGTATGCTGTAGCACCTTCTCCACCAGGGAAAAAGAATGGAACGATATCACCGTTCTTAGTAGCATACTTTTCTGCTACATCAGGATGCATATTCAAAAATGTCCAAGCATCTTTAGTACCAGTAACAGTACGTGTAGAACCACCGAGAATAGCTAGCAGATTGCGCTCGCCAAACTCTGTTGAGAACTCATGAACTGCTGCAAAGTAATCACCAGGATGCTTACGGCTAATCTGATCCCATGCATTGTAAAGCATAGTCATGCTAGCAAAGTCAACCTTTTTGTTATTAGGAATCTTTGCAAATATTTCTTGAGAAGGTGTAGCTGGTGATATGCTCTGGAATAAGGCTGTTAGTAATCCAATACCACGAGACATACCCTCGGCATCCTTAAACAACTGATTTCTTGCGGTGTCGTCCATTAAAGGATTTTCGCCATATTGACCAGTAGAAGCTAGGTATGATGCCCAGTCTTTTACTCCACGCTCAACTGTTTTTTGATCGTTAAGAAGATAATAAAATGTTTTACGCAACCAAGCTGGAGCAAGAGACCCTACAGGATCTGTTATTTCTCCGAATGGCATTACTACATCACGTATAGTATTCCATACAGGTCCGAATGCTGATGACTTACCACTTGCCTGAAAGGCAAACTGTCCTACAGGACCAATACCGGGAACTCCTGGATTAACAGCACCAAAAACTAAGTTAAGTGACTGTACAGGAGCTGTAAGTTGTAGTGCCTGAGCAGAATCTATATTTCTACCTACTAAGCCTCCGATAAAACTTCCAGCAATTGGGTAACGGAAACGTTTTTCACCAAACTCATCTTCATAGATGAAGCCTTGTCCCTCGTCATACTTAACACCAGTTATGTCGTAAATAGCGCTTGAGCCTTCCTTTGTTAAGGAATTGTAAGCACGACCTAGTTTGTAAAAGTTTACTGGGTTAGAAACAAATAGTTGTCCCCATTTTTTAACGGTATTAAGGTGCGCCTGAATGAATGGGAATATAAGACGCATAGCCTGAGCAGACTGTAACTGCTTAGATGCATCATAAAATAATTCTTTGGTGTACTTAGCGCCTTGCTTAGAAGCCATTGAGTTAAGGTTAGCTAGGGTTATTCCACCCTCATGGACGTAATCATCTCCACGTCTCTTTAGTTCCTTCTCAATAATCTTGATAGTTTGGTGCTTCTTGCCCCAAGCCTTGCCATTCTTACGAAGTGGTGCTAAAGTTTTTATGGCAGAATCTTGAAGTTTCAATAAGTCATCAGTATCTAGCATTGTAGCATAACGGCCTACGTGGTCCCAATAAGCCATACGGAACTCAGGTCCAAAAGTAGATAAGTTTTCAAGTCTAGCATTTAGATCAAAGAACCAATCTACTGCTTTAGTAAGCATTTTAGGCTCACCATCCGCAAAACGCTTAGTGCGAGATAATAATACTGTGGATTCTGGCATGTCTTCTCGCTTGAAGAATGATGCTAACTGAGATTTGAAACCAATCTCAAGATCATCCATCTCTACAACATTCTTGAGTTTAGCGTAATCTGGGATAGAAATCTCTGTTGTTTTGTTACCTTGAGTAACAGTTATTTTACCTTTAGCAAGGATCTCACGAATATACTCAGCCTTAGGTCCTTTACCACCAATAGACTGGATAGCGTATTCATAAGAACCAGTAGAGTTAATATCAAATAGATATGTTCTTAAGTTATCTACGTTTATATTATCTTTTGAAAAAGGCTTGGTGATATCTTTTAATATGATTCTGTCAAAGTCAGATACTTTTACACCAGTTACTTCTTTAGAAGTACGAGCACCACGATGTATCTTTTCTAATATCTCAAGACCTTGTTTTCTGGTGGTAAGATAACTAATCAAATCATCTTGTAGTTCAGGTGTACGAGCGCGTGCTACAAGTGGCATTAGATCATCTTTGTTGAAACGCATAAGTGTTAATGCAAGGCCCTTGTAATAGGACTCGTGATTATTATTAACTACTTCGTATATCTTACCTACGAAAGCAGTGCGAGGATCACCAGCACTGATACCGCGTTTCATGAATTGCAGATATTCATCTAAAGCATCTGTTACAAGCTTCTCGGTTATATCATCTTTGAAGTTATTGCCAAATATGTCATTTTGAGCTTTGCCGATACGAGCGGCAAGTGCCTGCATCTTTGTACCCTTAGGGTTGGCCATGGCCATAGCTAAAAACTGAATTGGATGATTAAATATACTATCGTGTCCTGAGAAGAACATACGAAGTTGCATTTCACCAATATTGCGCATTGTGTAAGATACACGGAATGCTAGCTGAGCTGTACGCCAGTAGTCACCTAATTGGTTTGCTGTTGTGGTTACAGCTTTAGCCTTACCATACAACGGTACATTTTTGTTATAGGTATTGATAGCGTCAATAATAGGACGTGTATCTGGCAGACGAATAACATCATCTAGGAACTGGTGAGCGTAGTTAGCACCAGTCATAGCTAGTTCTTCACCATTGGTAAAAAGAAGTTTAGGGTCTGTTCCCTGAGCTAAGTTAGCAACATTATACTGACGTACAATAGCTTGCTCTTTACCAGCAAGTTTTAGAGCATCATCTAGGACTTTAGCTAATTCAGTATCACCTTTACCAACTGTAGTAACAAGGTGTTTTTGCATCTTACGCATTCCGTCCATAATGACTTTAGCACGTGCTGTGTAATCTTTTTCACTGATAACTTTATTTATTACATCATCAATTAAATCTTGTGGTACTTTAGCTGTGGTAAACCAGTCATTTAGGCCACGTGATAATCTATCCAAATCGTTCAAAGGCAGAATAGATGAACGTATGTATTGATTAGTTAGAACCTTTTCTGCTCTTTCAATAAACGATACAGCCTTCAAACCTACAGGTTCAGCAAGCTTAATTAGTGGATTACTACTGTTTAGGGCTAGCTCAGTGCGTAGCAATAGGCTACGAGCAATCTGTGGATCACTCTCAGGAGAAGCTAAATGCCTCAGCATTACAGCAATAACGCCTTCTGCGGTGTTAGCCTTAGCTAGTTCATCAACAATTTCGACATCTAACTTGCGTCCGAATAGACGATCTAGACGCATTGTATTGGTCTCTTTAGCTACAATCTCTGCAACTGCAAGGAATCTTTTACCGAATAGATACCGCATGGCTTTGGTTGTATTTGCAGATAATCCACCGAATAGTGAATCTGTCAGACCTACTTCACTAGAAAAGAACTCTCTAGCATAGCGAGTATCAGCAATTTTCATGTCTAAATCCATGACTTTAGCTATCCCAATATTATCAGGATCATTCAACATCATTTTAAGCAAATCAGGATCTTTGGCTGCATAATCGCGTAAAGTTTCAATATCCTTTAAGCGTTGTGCCATTCCTTCAGATTCTAACCTAGCATTATCAAGGGCTTGCTTACTACTTGATAGAGTATCTTCTGCTCTTTCGATAACACTATCTAACTTCAACATAGCGTTTGCAGCCATAGTTGGCTCTGCAGATTCAGCTAATACTTCGCTAATTTTAACCTTACGAGCAGCTACATTGTCTATATTAGTTAGAACTATGCCACCAGTATCACCAAAGATTGAACGAATATTAGCAAATCCATCTACTTTGTAGATATCTGAAATCATATCCACGATAGTAGCCATCATTCGTTGGTCTACGCCACCTTCTTTAGCAGCAATAACTGAAATATCTTGTAACCATGTACCTAAAGGTTTAGCTACAGTATCTTCAAGCATAGAAATTGCGACAGAACTTACAGCTGTATTCTCAGTTCTTAGAGTATTAAAAGCTTCACGTGTAGGTGCTGGTAATGTACCGTCATCTGCTGCTTGTTTAATTCTTTTTAATAGTTCTGTACGACGCTTTAGTTCCTGTGACCAAGCTTTTTGTGATAAACTAGTCGTGTCATCAGATAAATCAAGTAACTTAGGAGCTTTGCCATAGTAAGAGGCAACAAATTCGTCATTACCACGTGTCGCAAGTGCTATCGAGCCAGGTGCTTGTGGTAGTTCATCAAAAAATACTCCACCAGGAAAAGCTCCTGATGTATTATAGTAATCCGAAGATAACTTAGATAGTGCATCAACAGTTTCTTTTTGCTTACCTGTGTTGATTCGTTCAAAAATGAACTCGCCAATGTTACGGTTATTGAGGGGCAAACCTCCTGGACCTGCAAGGTTGGCAGCATTCTTAGTATCAGCAGCATATACTTTAGCCGCAGCAATATAATCTGCTTCAATGCGTGCTTGTTGTGCCTTCTGATATACCTGCTCAGCCTTGAGGTACTTGTTTTCCGCTTGACGAGTAACTTCCTTAGCAAGTCCGGAACGCTCTTTAATGAGCCTTCTTTCTTCCTTGGTAAGGCCAGCTGCCTCAGCTAAACGATTAGATTCTTTTTTCAGTTCTTCAGCAGCAGCAAGTTTAGCTTTCTTAAGTTCTTTTCCACCTTTACCAATTTTGGTAATAGCACCAGGGCCTAACCAAATTGTAGGGTCTAAAGCTACGTTAAGTGTGGCATCAATAATGCCTGACATAACTTTATACTGCGTACTATTAGGATCTGAGCCTACAGTTTTAAGTGCAGCACGTCCAAGAGTAAAAGATTTACCATTGATAAGTCCATAAGCACCCATAGCCTTGACTTGAGCCTTCTGTACTTTAGATTTCTCGTTAATAAAGAAACCAGAACCTGTATCTACTTTAGTAGGATTAGCTAAAAATGCCCGTCCCAGCTGACCAAGTTGTGTAGTTTCACCAACTAGTCCTAAAGGACTAAGGTTTTGTACAAATTGACTTAAATCTGGCTTGTCTTTTTGAGTTGCAAGTGCATAAGCATCACGTCCGACTGTGGTTACATACTCATAAGGCGAGCGAAGTGCAGCAAAAAGCGTACGACTTGTACCTTTGAATCCACCATATAACACATCTTTGATATCTGCTGCTAGTGATTTATCTTCATCTAGTGCAGACTTGATATTTTTAGTGTTAATTAAATCTTGTTTTAATTGTGCTAGTCCGTCAACTGAAGCAATCTTACCAATACCAGGTGTATCTGGCTTCAAACCAAGCTTTACTGCAGACATAATGAAGTCTTTACTCTGGTTTGGATAAGAATTTACCCATGCATCAAAGTTCTGAAATTGATTAGGCGAAAGCATAGCCATCTCAGTTGAAATAACGCGATCAAGTTGAGACTGGACATTATCGAATATTCCAGTAACTTTTATACGTTTATTCTTCTCAGGATTCCATGCATCTAAAGGATTAGCCACTAACGACCTTCTTCTTCAAATGCCTCTACGATACGACGTAATTGTGGTGTTGGATTTGCCATGTACATAGCGCGAGCAAAAGTAGCTAATTGATCTGGTTCATCTACTGGTGTCATAAGTACTTCAGAACCAGGTCCTTCGCCAGCATCTACGCCAGCAGTTATTGGTTCATTAGGACGTGTTGTTCTATCAAAAATACCTACAGTTGGAATACTAGCTGCAGCTGGAGCCGTACTTGTCATAGGACCACCTGACATAGAAGCGCCTTGCGCTAACTGTGTTAGTTCTGCGCGTTCCCCGTATTGTCCACCAACAGCATTTTGCACCTTAGCTTGGCGTTGAACTTTAGCAGCGCGATCTAAATCGGTACGGCGAGCACCCTTGCCTACGCCTGATACTCTCATACCTTCAGCCATTTTAGATCCTATCCTTCGTACTTATCGAAATATAATTTTTCTTCTAGAGCATGTTCTAACATGCCACGATATTTTAATGGTGAACCAACACCATCACTCCAACCAAAGATAGCGAAACCTTCATCTGGATTCATCCACTCGGTAACTATGAACCACCCAGTCGGTATGTATCCATCAAGTTCTTTTCTTTGGGATAATTGACTTAAGAAATCATTAATTGGTTCTGCAAATTCATCCCCTGCCATTTATTAGCCCCCAAGTCCTGCTAAAATTGATGCTAAATCTGGTGCTTGTTGAGGGACTCCACCAGAAGGTAATCCAGGAGTGGCTGGGGACGGGGGAGCCTGTTCAACTGGGCCTTGTGTGCCTGGTGGAGTCATCTCTGGCTGCATTGGTTGTTCAGGGGCCTCAGGAGGTGTAAACACGGCCAACGCAGCAGCCTCTATGCTGTCACCCTTTTGTCTGCGTTCAATAACATCAGCAATCTTTTGGATTAAGCTAGAAGGATCTTGACCTTGGCTAGCCATAGCAGGAATTGCTTGCGCAGTTGCTGTAATAGCAGCGCTTAGGTTATCACGCATTTTTTCAACTTCAATACGTTGTTCTTCTTGTGATACGTTCAAACTCCAGTTAAGTTCTCTACGAACAAAGTCTTTAGATACAAGATCTGCACCTAAGGCTTGAAGAGAGAATATCAAGGCACGCGATGGGTCAAGACCAGCCATCAAGCCGTAGCGAACTTCAATTGTGTGATCGCCTTTAATGTCCTTGCTTGGCATGTACTTTAACTCGTACGGAGTACCCTGCGATACGCCTCTGACACTTTTCTCTTCATTAAAGAGTTTTTCATCCATATCATAGCACATCCCAATAACTTCTTCGAATGTCTCAGCAAGGATGATTTGACCAGCCTTGATTTGAGAATCGAAAGCACCGAGAAGTGCCTGGACACCTTGACCAGTAATAATACTTGCGTCAATGTTTCCAGTTCTACCTTCAGGATAGCGAGCACCAAGACGTAGTTCTGCTTGTAGTGCTGCTTGTTCCTGAAAAGCTCCTTGTGGTATATCTAATCTTACTCTGCCAATACCTTGTGGGTTAGCGGTTCGGATTACTGCATCAGGACCCATTGGCATATCTAGAACATCGTTTGGCACAACTAATGGAGCTTGTACTGATTTTTCAGCAGCTTCCATAGCTAAGTTTGCAAAACGAGCACGTGCTAGTTGAACATACAACACATCATCAAATTGTCCACGAGCTTCATCATCAATACCTGGACGGCGTGCAACCTTTACAGTCATGCTACCTGTAATATTATTCGCAGCATTTAATATAAGATTATTACGACTTGGTACGAAAAGAACAGTTATATCTTTATCAGTGTAACGAATCATCTCTACAAGTGCGCTTGTATCTTGATTGAAACCAAGTCTACCCAGAAGATCCCCCGCATATTCTGGGTATTCATTGGCAAGTTCACCAATTGTTTTCATGTATCGTTTGGCATACGCCACACATCGGCCGAACCTGTCAAATTCTGGGTAAGCCCCCATTGGATCTTCGACGCGAATGCGTGGCAAATTTGTTTCAAAATCTGGCTCTACGTGGATTGGTAGGAAGCCATAAGAAAAATACCAGTCAGCACCCCAGTACATCTGAGATTGTAGGCGTGAGGTGTAAATGTAATTGTTAGCAATCATACTACGCTTATCAGCAAAAGCCTTAGCTCTGTCAGATGTAGTGTTGCTTGTACTGCAGTTAAATGATGGTAATGGTGCTAGAACCTCAGCTAAGTCACGAGCAGCAACATCAACAAAGTTTGCAACCATTGCACTTTGCATACCTTCAGGGAACATGTCTGGGAATACCTCAGTCATTCTTCCCTTACGAACAGCAAGCAAGTCAGACATGCGCGCATCGCGGTTGCGATTACGCTCTTTCATGTTTTGCACTCGCCGTGCAATTGTTTCGATATCGAACGCCATCATTATCCTATTCGTACTGTGAGAATTCGTAATCATTAACGTTCATAACGTAACGATTTTCGAGCTGTCTTCGGGTAGCCCATCTATTATTGAGATGGCTCTGATTGATACGTGCATTAGAGATAATTTCTTTAGCGCGTAGTTCACAGAACCAGAGAGCCATAACGCAGTCTGTTGGACCACGTGTATCAGGTCTCCATGTGATGAGTTGCTGTATAAGGGCTTTGATACCCTCAGATCCATCTTGGCTAGGAAGCTCTATTAGGTTATCGTCTTGGTGTGTACCATTACGTACGCTACCAAACAAGCCTGACATAGCAGCCACACCGAATGATGTGTCCCACTTATTCTTGCCTGTGAACTGGGATGAAAACTTCACACCATGTGAGGCAAGGTATTGCTGTAAATCTAAATCCAGAGAGTAAGCCTTCTGGTGGGCATTGATCTCAATACGTAATTCTTGAGGTTGATACTTCTCGACCCAGTTCTCTATAAGTTCTTGTACCTTCTGAGGAGTAGGGTCTTTCATGTTCTCTACATCCAAGATGTAGCGATTACGTGTATTACGATCTACAGTAACTATTACTGCTGCAGTATTACCACTCATAGCAGGGTCTAAGCCCATGATGGTATACCAAGCGCCCATCTCCCGAGGGTGTCCTGCCGTTCCTGCTTTTAGCGGTCCGCGCTTTCGCATCCTATTGATAGAACCTTGGACGGCAGCAGGTGGGAAAATTGAATCCTCTTGTACGTCTTGCTGTTGGTAGACAAGAGCCCAAGCACTCGGGCTAACTTCAGAGCGTCTCCTGAACAGAGCGGGGCCATCCCATTTGGGGTAGAGACCGTCCTCATCAGGTAGTACGCCTTCATCAGAACCCTCCCAGGGTATATGGCTTTTAGGCCACAAGGTGACCCACTGTTTTGGATCTTCATAAAACTCTAGAACTGCAGGCATCGAGAAATACGTAAAAGGTGTCTTGCCGCCAACCCAATGCTCAGGGCTACGAATCTCTCGATAAAGATCATTTGCCGCTATGCGGGTTCCTACAATAAGGAGTTTACCATTATCACCAAGACGGGTAACTACATCTCGTTGGAGCCAGAGGAGTTGTTTCTCCCACTCATGCGCGTTTGAAGTCGTAACAACGTCGTCCAAGATGATGAGGTTGGAACGGGCTCCAGTAATCTGGCCACCAATACCGAGCGCTTGTACCGTCGGATCCTTTTCGGTAGAATCACGAGAGAGGTAAATGCGATCAGCCTTCCAAGTATCCGCATCCTCTTTCCACCCCCCAGTAGAACCATATACGGCTTGAAGCTTAGACCAGCGCTCATGACTTAGGCGCTGCTTGATGGAGTAGAGATACTCCTTAGCGCGCTCTTGAGTCTTAGAGACGATAGTAATCTTGATATTCGGATCCATAGCAATCCGATAGACACAGTAGTTGACCGTGATGACGGTAGACTTGGCATGCTCAGGAGGTACGTTAATCAGCAGGCGTTTAGAACTTGCTGGTTCATAAGTCATGGCTGGGTGTGTCCAGGAAGGGGTACGTCCCTCAAGGACGTCAATCCAGGATCTATGATGCTCGAAGATGGGGGAGTCTAAGAACTCTTTCGAGAACTCCTCAAAGCCAATCTTAAACTTAGCATCACCTGAGACGATACTCAGGGTTTTCTCACCTTCAGACTTGGCAGCCTCAAGGTTTTTCATAAAGGTGGCATCCTTACGCCAGTCTTTCATGACGTCAGGTTTGCGGTCAGCCTTGGCTATAGCGTCCTGTAAGGACAGTCCTTGGCGAACAAAATCTAATACTTTGGCCTTAGCCTCTTTCAGCTTAGCCACATTGTGGTGTTCACTACCACCCTTGGCAGCCATATAAAACCTCCAATATATCCCCCCTTCGTTCGGCGCTCCCTAAGAGCGCCTCACTACCCCCCTGCGAGGCGGCAATAAAGCCGCCGAGCTGGTAACTCGCTAGGGACTTCCGCTCGTTACCCCTATATATATACTAACCCGTTCAAATAGCAAAACCGAACGATACGACTTTTCATAGTATATCAAATACCGCTCTGACCAGCACTTTTGTAATACTGGGAAAATATTTAGAGGCGATAGTATAATACTTAGCGCGCAGCGCTATAAGAACTGGGGTCGCGCTAGCGACCACCATTTGGGGGTCTGGGGGCGTGCCCCCAGCGGGGTCTGGGGCGGAGCCCCAGCGCGTGGCACGCGTGCGAGCGCATAAAAAAACCCCCACGCGGGGTTTACCGCGTAGGGGTCTATCCGCGTGAAAGGATTTCGGAGAGCAGTTTCGCCACGCTGTCAAGGTCGAGCGTTTGTGGCTTGGCTTTTGCTTCCGCCTTCTTTGGCTTCGCTGGGGTCTGCGCGTTCTTTATCGCTTGCGCTTCCTCTTGGCTATCTGCCCACACTTCGCGTGTTTTCTTGGGCTTGTCCGTTCCCTTCTTGGCGATAGCGGTTGAGAACGCGAACGCGCTCACAAGTGCCTTGAGCGCGCCATAATCGCTTGAGTCTTCGTCTGCGCGCTCAGATAGCGCGTTTAGGCTTTGCCCTACGCTCGCGAGAAGTTGCGCTGGCGTTCCGTTTTTTTCTAGTGCGCTTGCAATTCGGTTTGTCGCGCTCTTTGCGCTTTCCGCGCTAAGTGCGAACGGGGCGAGCATTTCGGAGATTTGGTTCTTTTCCATTTTCGTGCCTTTCGTGTGGTTTGTGTTGGTTCGGTTGAGCCAACAGGGAGAACTTTACTCTCTTTTGAGAATAAAGCAACAACCCTAGAAATTAGCCTTCTGACCTGCGGTTTTCTCTCTCTCTTGATCCATTTTTTAACTTCTTTTCTTTGCTCTCTTTTAGGTGTTTTGGGTTTTTCGTTTTGTAGGTGGGTGAGTGGGTGCGTATGTGGGTGCGTGCGTATTGATCATTGAAAGTCGCCACGCGGATCCACGAGCGCACCAGCGCACGGGCAATTCATACACACACGCGGTATATTGCTTGCCGTCATACGAACGCACTTGTTTACACACACGCGGTACATACATTGTCGTCATACGCACGTGCGCACAGTTTTTCTTCACGGGCGCAAGGTAATCGGAACTCAGAGAGGGTTCTTGACTTCTGAAACCAAAGTGCTAGGCTGTTCTCAGAAGGAAAATCCTTCACCCGACAGGTTCGTAGGGTTTAATTCCATTTCCCTTCAAGCCTGTCGGGATCACACGAAAGGAACATCATGTATCTATCCGACCTCGACATTGTTGCTATTTCCATAGCACTCGTGTCGTTAATGGCTCTCGTAATCACGAGTGCCGTTGCTAACGCAAGACTCACACGCCAGCGTGACGAGTGGCGTCGTGAAGCATTGAACCTTCAGCGAGTAATGGACTCGTTGTCGCCCATCACACGAAAGGAAAACGCATGACCAACTCATATCCACCCGACCTACCCCCCGAAATACACTTCTCGTGGGGTGTCACAGGTGTCGGCGCATGTGCCAGATGCCGAGATATTCGCACGCTCATAGTTCACTCTGCTCTTCACACGGCAGATGAGTGTGAGCCATTATGCTTAGAGTGCCTTCACTCGGCACTTACAACTTTCTGTTCAGACGCTCGCTCAAAGATGTGGGAGTTTGAACAAAACGGAGCGCGCATTGAAGATACTCCTGAGTATCAAGTGGCAAAGGCTACTTACGACACCTATTACGAGGTAATAGATGTGTTGATGAATAATCGCGCTCGTATCCAGCACACACGAGAGGAAGTCCTAGCACACGAACAAGGTTGTAAAGCCTGTGCGTGCTTCGGCTCTAACCTTGTTTTCGCTATATCGTATTATGACCACAGCATTACAGGTAGGGTTCACGAGAACTGTGCTAGTCGTTGCTCTTGTTGTGATAAGAACTACTATCGTCCATTTTCGCGTGGAGTTGGCGGTTATTTCGAACTAAATCGCGTAATGAGGGAACGAGGCGCTCTTTCACGAATATGCCAAGAGTGTTTTGATGAACTTCGCATAGAGGACTCACACATGCTGTGTGACTGTGGCAATTGGGATACAGAGGAACGCATGTTTGAAGCGTGGGATAATCTCTACTGCCGAGGGTGTTCTTCCAATATAGATGACTGCGACTATTGCGGTGAACTACGCTGGACAGATGGCGACCATACATGCGACGAAGAAAGTCGAGTTATCAAGAGTTATGACTTCGTGCCTAGCGGTGGCTTCGTGTTTCATGGTGATAGCCCACTTAATCACTATCTAGGGTTCGAACTCGAGGTCGAACTACCGAGCGGTGATAGCCTCAAGCCTATCGCTTCACAGACAAATGACTTAATCGGTGAGCGTGGTTTTCTCAAGTATGACGGCTCGCTTGATAACGGCTTCGAGTTAGTCACCATGCCACACACACTTGAGGAATACATGAGCAAGTTCCCGTTCACGGCACTTGACGAACTCCGCGAGAGCGGTTTTCGCTCATGGGATACCGATACATGTGGCTTCCATATCCATGTATCACGAGCCACATTCGGTATGCGCTTGAAGGATACAAAACCTACACAGGGTCGCAAAGACGCACACATGCTCCGCTTTACGAAACTCATCTACGATAATCGTAGGCAAGTTAAGCGTATCGCAGGTAGAAGTTCCGATAGGTGGGCTTCGTTTGATGATGTAGGTCGTTTGACCGATAAAATCAAGACAGGTCATCAGGTAAATGGCAGATACTCCGCAGTAAATATCTCATCTAAGCGCACACTCGAGATCCGTGTGTTCAAGGGTTCTCTCAATGTGAGCCGAGTGAAGGCATACCTTCAGTTCGTTCACAGCACAGTCGAGTATACACGGGAGCTTCATGTAAGCCCTAATGATAACAACCTGATGTGGCGTAGATACACGGGTTGGCTTCACAAGAACGAACAGCAGTATCCCGAGTTGGTATCCCTACTCGGCAACCTACCCGAAAGACGCTCTGATGAAGGGGGCAACTAGTTATGTGTATGTTATGTGTAATACCACCGAACACTATCCCATCACGGGATAAGTTAGAAAACTCTGCGCTCAACAACCCACATGGGTTCGGTTTCGCTATCGTTGTGCCTGAGGAAAATCGTATCATCTGCGAGCGTAGTATGAGCGCAGACGAAAGCATTAACCGCTTCCTTGAGTTGCGTGGTAAGTATCAGACGGGCTATGCCATGTGGCACGCTCGTATTGCTACGAGTGGCAAGATAGATATATCTAACTGCCACCCGTTCCTGCTACCTGATAGCGAGCACCCAAACACTACCTATGTAGGACACAATGGTATGCTTGATGTCTACGAAGCCAAAGACGAAGTGCGTAGTGACACACGCATATTCGTAGAGGACTTAATTCCTGCTCTTGGTGGCGTGACCGCGCTCGATAACATTCAAATATTCACCATGCTTGACGAGTTCACACGCGGATCAAAGGTGTGTATTCTTACAGTTCACCCAAAGGCTGAGTATCAGATGTATCTATTCCACGAGGAAGCAGGTCACACAGACGAGGACAAAGTGTGGTGGTCGAATAAGTCGTGCGAACTAGATACCAAAAGTCTTTACAACGGCTACTACGACTATGGCTACGCAGGAGCTTTCGTTAAAGACGGCAAGGAAGGCGTGGAAGCGTATTACAACTGGTATGTATGCCAAACATGTAAGCACGAGTTCGACTGGGAAACCGAGTGTCCTGATGACTACTGCCCCAAGTGCCGAACCTGCCTTATGTGTGAGTCAAGCGAGGCGGTGTGCTTCTGCTATCGCCCTGAGAGCAAAAAGAAAACAGACTATGACCGACCTCATAGGTCATACTACGCACCTGAAGGGGGGTGGGCTATATCATGATAACCGAGAGCAAACTCATAACCGCGCTTATCAACGCTGGTTTAACTTATTCACCTGAAGCGGGTGACCCGTATCCAATGCGCCGAGTTCCGTGTGCTGATGTGGTGAAAGTTGTTTCACACTTTCTCATGGAAGCAGGTGTAGAGGTCAAGCAAGACCTTGAGCCAAAACACAGCGAGAAAGCGAAGTGGTCACTATGACACGCACTTGGAAACCTGTTCCGCCCACGCCGTTCTACCTGAGCAAACGCGCAGAGTGGTTTCGGCGTGAGGCGGAGAAAGCACTTCTGCGTGGAGAAAAGACAAACGCACATCATCTCACTATGCGAGCGCAGGAATACTCTGCGCTTGCTGGTGAACTAGAACTAGGAGATACACATGCCCAAACAAGTTGAGTGCTACAAGTGTGGCACACAGATACATGTGAGTAGTAATGATATCGCGGAGCGATACTATTGCTACCCGTGTGCTATGAGTAAGTTAGGAGCAACACCATGAGAACGAAAAAATACACATGGGAAAATCTCGTGTGGGAAGAAGTGGGTGATGGACTACTTGAGTGTAGTGTGTCGCTCTATCCTGCCGAATACTTACGCATAGAGGAAGGGTGGTCTATTGATGGTCCGGCACGCGTGACTCTCAAGTGGACACCTAGTAAGAAACACACACGCGTAGTGGTCAAACCGCTACCTGCGAGTGAGTTCAACATAGACGACCCACAAGAGTATCCATGCGCTTCGTGTGGTGCTGCTAGAAAGTCGCCATGTGTAGGTGATGACACACGCTGTATGTATCGTGTGTTCTCATTCTCGGGTGGTGAGTTATGAAACTCGACCTACCTGTGTTCTCGAAACACCCTTCGTGTGCTGATGCTCTCGAACCCGACATGTGGTTTCCTGAGGAAAAGAGCGGTAAGTCTGGGCGTGGTTGGTCACACACGCCTAGCGCCGAGCTTGCGCGTGACATTTGTAGAGGTTGCGAAGCCTTTACTGAGTGTAAGGAATACGCGCTACAATTCCAAGACCTTGCTGGCATTTGGGCAGACCAAGATCGCCACGAGCGTTATGAGGAACAGATAAAGCGTGGCATTACGCCACGCCCCGTATGGAATACGATAGTCACGCAGAGTAGGAGGTTGCTAGATGAGTAATCACGAATACGAAAGTGTTAGTGAACAGGTAAGGTTTATCGTGTGGTTAAGCCTTGCTACACTCATAAGTGTAGGCGCGATTATCGGTCTAGCACTTTAACTTCTACTCGGAAGCCCTACGCGTGTGTGGCGCGTGGGGCTTTTTTTTTATCCAACCTTGACCTGTCTTATGCTGACACGCGCAACCCGTGCAAGTCGCGCGTAATTGTTTCGCTGTATTTATATCTGACACGCGGTTGCGCTCACCCGCCCACCTACAAGATTTACAAATCATTTACGCTTAGCCCTACGCGTAGCACGATTACCTGATACGCGTGGATCACGCGTAGCG